CATGCCTCTTGAGCATTGTCATAAGCGATGGCTGAACCCTCGCCTTTGACTGGTGCTGCTGAGAAGCCAGACAATTTGGTCTCTTCTTCGAATGAACGCTCTGAGGTCTCTGTTTCGTAGATCTCTTTGTGTTCTTCGCCGTAACGTGCATACTCTAGACCGAACAATGCGTTCAAACCTGGGAGCAGTTCTTTTAACAGTTGCGCTCTTGAAATAGCCATGATTTAGCTCCTTAGACAGCAGTTGCAGTGTAATACTCGTGGATACCAAAGTTCAATTTGACTAGAACTTCAGGATACTGTGTAAACACTAAGGTTGATGAAGAGGCAAATGCGGTACTTGGAGCTGCATTCAACACAACAGTAGTTGCGCCTGCTGAAGCTGCCGTAGCAACGTAAGAACCAGATTGGATAAGCTGACCATTGGCTGCAATAGATGCCACATCTGTTCCCACGGGGAGAGCAAATGGAATACCTGCTGCGGTTGTCACTGTAGCGGTTGAAATGCTAGAGTAAGTCGCTGTTCCCAAAGATTGTGCTGTATCTGCAACCAAACCAACCACACGAGCAACATAAGCAGAGCTTGTTGTAGCTGCGGGGATGATCAATCCGTTTGAGCTGTCGCCTGTGTTGAGGTTACCTGCGAGGTCAGAACCTTGCAAGTTTTGTCCAACTAGAGCATTGGCTGCGGAAGTCACAGTTGTTGAACCAGAAGAAGCCACGATAGCTGCTTTGAAAACAGTATCAGGATCATCTGTAACGTAAGCTTGAATATCACCAGCTAGGGTACTAGCGGGATAATATTGGCTAAAACGTTTTTGCTTGGTCACTGGATCTGTATAAGTACAGCCCAAGAAAATACCAACCAAACCAGCAGCACCACAGCGGTAGTGACAGCTTGACGGGTTACAAAACCACGTGCTAGGGCAACAAAGTCACCATAGAAAATGTTTGTTCCGTAGTTGTACTGGATAGGTAATAGACGAGTAGAACCCGCAAATACCTGTCCACCAATCAAATTGATTGGCTTTAGCCCGTAAGGGGCAGAGACAATTGGGTAAGCCATTTAAGGACTCCTTGTGAATTAAGTACCTGAACCGAAGGTAACCTTTGAACTTCTCTCTTTGAAAAGAGGCATTCTTGGGTCACTGTTTCTCATGAATGTATTGTCCACGGACTCCATCTGCGCTTTGTTTTGCGAGTTGTAATAAGCATCCCGCTGTTTCATAAACTCATCTGGAATTCTGCAAAGCAACAATCCACCGATCTCAATATTGCCTTTAAACTGACCGCTATGGGCTGCTTGGATCATCAGTTCTGGATATTCCTCCGCTTTCACGGGTTCCCATCCTTCTCTGAACTTAGAAGAAATGTTCTGAGGATCGTCTTTACCCATCATTGAGATACGAATGTATCGATGAGTCCAACCCGGTCTTGGGTCAGGCATGGGTAGAATCTCAGGCGCTCTCCACGATTGAGGACGTTGAAATTGATTGCGTGACTCGGTGTCACGACTTGCACGATTATCAGCCATTTGTATTTCTCCTTAGTTGAGCAACCTCACGAGCGTAGCGTTCCAATGGAATGCCCAGTCGCTTGGCAATGTTTACCTCTGACGCAGACAATGTGATTTTTTTAGGAGCCACACTTCTAGACGCAGAAGCGACATTTGATTTAGGGCGCTGCCTCGTATCAGCGGTTTCCTCAGACTCAAACTTATCCGGGAAAACTTGACGAATTCGACTATCTAAACGTTGATAGTATTCATCACTCTGCGGGTCAACGCCCGATTTAACCAGTTTTGTATGCACCGCTAGGGCCAAACTGGTCATTTCCTCATCCTGTCCAAACCAAGTGTTGTTACGTTGCCAACTTTCGGCTTTAGGATCTGCCTGCGGGTGACTAGGTTGTACTACTTTTGGAGCAGGTTGTAAAGGGGCAGGCTTAAAATTGTTAACTTTCTCAGCTTTTAAGGCTGCGTTGGTCAATTCTTTTTGAGCTTTTAGCAACGCTTCAGAGTCACCTTCCTCATACGCCTTCTTGTAAAGACGCTCTGCTTCAGCCATTTCGCTGGTTACATTGCGTTTTGCTTGGTCAATAAAGGCCGTTTGGCTCATATTTACCGTGTTTTTAAGCCGTTCATTCTCTTCATAAACAGCTTTTGCAAGGGCTAAAGCCTCTTCTCTTTCACGTAAAGCAGCCTCTTTTTGCCGTCTTTCTTCGTGATAACCCTTAGCAAACTCTCTTACTTTCTGGCTTTGTTGCTTTTTTGTATAGCCTTCTAGCTCTTCATCCGTGGGTTCCACGGGCGGAGAAGCCATAGGCGTACGATTACGATCTTCTTCTGGAGTATCGTCAACAATTTCAATCTCGGGTTCAGGTTCTACAACCTTACTGCCTAGACGAGTGGGCTTTTCATCAGCCTCATCGGGGAATGTAAATTCAACTTGGTCTACCATGATGCCTCCTTATGATGCTCTGCTGATACCACGGGGGTCTTGAACCACAGCTTCTACGGAATCATCGTTGATGATCCTGAATTCTTTGCCATGAATCTTGAGTCGTGTACCTGTATTGGGTCTAACGATAACGAAATCGCCAACCTTACAGGATGGGCCAGATGGGAATCTGGCTGGATCTTTGTAAGCATCTGGGCCAAGTTTCACTACAAATAGTACTGGCGAAAGCACTTCTTCATAATGTATTGTGGTTTTAGCTTTAGCCAATCCGCTTTCATATTCCTCATCAATCTCTGGTAAGACTGTCAGAATTTGAAAACGAACTGGATCAGGCAATTGTCTTGCCTTGTCTTCTGCGTTGTCTGGGAGGGTAGTCGTTGCCGCCCCATCGCTGATTAAAAGATCACTCATCGTTGATTTGCTCCATTTTTCGTAAGAGGTCAGTGATTAAATTCTGTGCGTACAAGAGACCCCTAATCTGGCCGCACATATCTCGGTAAGCAGGGAAATCCGCAGCTCCCCCGTCACCTAGACTCATTGAGAGGGAACGTTCCTTCTCTCGTAATTCGGATAGCAAATGTTTGAGTATCTTTTCTTCCATTATTTACTCCGTTTAAACAGCTCAGTCTGTACCCTTTGATTTGCTTGTCTTGCCTGCTCTTGGAGTTTCATGATCTCCATTTGCATCATTTGCTGGTCTTTCTTCAACTGAATCTCGGTCTGCGATTGAACTCTTTGTGATTCAGACTGCGCTTGGAGCTGATTCCTCTGTTGTTCAATTTGGATTCTTTGTTGTTCTAACTGAAGCTTTGCCTGCGCCAATTGACTATCAGACTGCATCTTTTGGGATTTACTCTGCAATTCTTGTTGCTTGAGTTGTAGCTCTTGTTGCTGCATTTGGATCAATGGATCCTGCGCTTGTTGTTGGGCCTGAGCCTGCGCTGCTTTGGATTGATTCAACTGTAGAAGCTGGGTACTTGCCTGAGCAACCAATCTTGACAACTGCACCTCTGTCTGGGGTGGTAGATCCTCCCCGGGCGCAGGTAAAGCCACGCCCACCTGATCTTCTAGCTGTTGCCTATACTGGAAGGCCAAGTGATCTGCAATATGAGCCATGACCGCAGCTTGCATTTGCTGTGCCATTGGGTTTTGACCCATCTGTGCCGCAATAGAAGGATCTTGCATAAAGGTTGTATGCACTGCAATATGGGCATCATGATCTTGATACATGAAGGCTTTGGTGGGTTCTCCTTTGAGAAATCCCATGTTTTCGCTGACGGGATCTTTTGGCATCTCATCATCTTCTGTTAATACCAACTTCTCGCCGTTCTTAACGCCCAATACTTCAATCATTTGTCTATGGAGATTGGGTAAATTGTAGATCTGTGGTGCGCCTTGGGCCAATTGCATAATGGCCTGATACTGCATGATCCTCTGCGCCATTGTTGAAGAGTTTGGATCAGATACTGGGATTACATCCACCATTTCATAATCTTCCCGGCTGGCAAAATGATCGCCATGCTCAGGATCAAACTCTTCTTTTGATGGTGCGTACTCGGCAATGATGTTCTTTAAGAGTTTAAACTCTTGTTTCATCGAGTAGTGGACACGTGCCTGCACAGCAGACATGGTCTTTAAGGTACGCTCTAGAAGGGCTAAGGTTGTCCCTACTGGGGCGTTGGCCGACATATCAGAGATCTGAAGATCTCCTATGGAACCCAATCTGCGTCCTTCATCTGTAATCTGATTTAACAGAGTTAACAGGGTCGCAGACGGCTCCTTATATGGTAGCGGCATGATATTGTCTTTAATGGCTCCGCTGGGTACGTCCACATCTCTAAATTCACCGGGAGCGATGGGCGTGTCATCACCCTTGATTCTTGCGCCACGGGTTTTAAGTCCGCCGGGCAGATTAGACAATGTCCCTGAATCCACCAGTTGACGAATAAGGGAAGTGCCAGCACGAGCATAGCCACCAATAATATGAATAAGGCCCAAGCCATAAAAGCCAAAACCTGGGATATAACAATAATCAACAAAGTGCTGACGAGGGAGTTTTTTATCATCATCTTCTTTCCAGTTTCTATAGATAGAAAGTACTTTACCTGTCCCACGATCTATGGTAATCACATAAGGAACTGCAATGCCTGACGGCTCTCCATTCTCATTTAACTCTTCTAATCCATCGATGTCCCAGTCTGTGCAGATTTCAAGGAACTGATAGCGATCATCATCAAGAGCTTTGTAGCCTTGCTGGTTGGCTTTCTTCTTTTCAATGTCAGACATGATGTTTTGGGGTTCACCCAAATCAACATCCCTGTAAAACCCTGTGGCTTGTAGTTTCTTGAGTTCATTCTTTGTTTTCCGCATGACGTGCGTCACACGTTCTGTGGTTCTAAGACTTGATGCGCCGTATGGGACAATGATATCTTCTGCGGTGACATAGAGAGATACCTGCCTACCCAATACAGGATCATCATAAACCTTCTTAAAGCCAGATCCAGATAAGCCTAAACCAAATAACATCCTCTCATGTTCTGGCCTGTATTCAGGCATTTTCTCTGTAATCTTGTAGTTCATGTCTTCTTCGACACGAGCAGCAGCCTCATCTTTTTCTTTTGTTGGAGTTCCAAAGATTTCAGTCTTTACAGGCCCGGCAGCAGGAAATGACTCCATAATGGATTCAGCTTGAAACCTGATCGCTGCTTCCGTTAAAACTGTTGAGTAAACTCCACACGCTCCATTCCAAGGCTCAGTACGCTCTTCATATTTCAAACCCAATACTTCAAGGCCTTTGACGTAGGACTCTGCCCAGTCTGAACGGCTATTAATGTCTGCGTCCACGAGAGCAATAAGCTCTGAACCAATGGACTGTAGAGTTCTCTCATCTAAAACTTCGGCTAAGTTTTGGTTGAAGTCACCACCCAAGTCCTGCCCGGGTTCTAGGGTAATCTCTACATCTCCTGTATCGATGGATACCGAGTCAGGGTTTTCAATCTCAATTTCTAAGTCTGGCTCAGAGGCTATGCCTTGCGAATATAAAGCTTTGTCGATAGTCATCAGTAATACTCCAATTTACGTCTGTAATAGATAGGTTCATCTTCTTCATCTGAGTCGATGGAGATAAACCCTCCTTGTCTGAAACGCAACAAAGCTTGAGAACTGGAGTCAACCAAGTCGTCATGATCTCCGTTGGGGAATGCGGCCAACTCTTCCATGACCTCATCAGCCCATCTTGTGTCTGGACACCATACTGCGCCTGATGCAAACAAGTCGGATATTGCGTTTACACGTGCTATCTTATCGCTTCCTTTGCTCGGTGTATACTCAGAAAGCGGGATTCCCATCTTTCTTAACTCATAGATTAACGGCGCTCCTGCGGCTTTCTTTTCAACAATCAAGGTATCCGGGTTCCATTGTTTAAACATTTCAAGAGCTTTTTTCTTGAGTTCCGGGAACTCCATCCTCTCTTTAAACGCATCCAACATGATGATGTTGGCCTTAGAAACACCTTGGGCGTTGGGATGGTAGAAGACTCCCCACGTTGTACAAGCTGAGAAGTCGGCCCTGTTGTTTTTTTCAAAGGCTGTATCCCAAGATTGGATGATGTAATCACATGCCGGGGGATATTCATCTGGCCATATCTTCCACATATCCCTCTTAATGATTGCACCTTCTTCTGAAGTGGGGTTTTGTTGATACTGCGCTTCCCATTTAGATACTGGAAGTTCAGATCTGAGGCTTTCTAAGGCTTCTTTAGACCAAAATCCCGGCCAAAGAGGGGTTCCTGACGGCAAAATAGCAGGAAAATCAATGATTTCCCACTGATCTACCCCTTCTTTTGCCTGATTTTTAAAAATTTGACCTGTTAAATCCCTCTTAGACCAACGAGTCATCACAATAATGATGGCTCCTCCCGGCTGTAAACGCTGCCGAGGGCCAGATGTGTACCACTCATATACCTGATCAAACACCGCAGGGTTGCCTTGTTTGGCTTCCTGCTCCGAATGAGGGTCATCTATGATTAAAAGATCAGCCCCTTTACCTGTAACAGCGCCGCCAACACCGATAGCAAAGTAATCACCACCCATGTGAGTGTTCCATCTTCCAGCAGCCTTACTATCTGACGATAACTTTGTATC